AGCCGCAGTTCAAAGCACAACGCTATTGTGAACGGCAAAGTGAACTACATCGTGGGCGGAGGCTGGCAACCTGGGGAAAAGATGACGGTTGAGCAGCAGGCAAGGTACGCCAAGTTCTTTGACGGCCTATCCGAACATGACGACCTCAACGACATCACCGAAAAACTCGTCTTGGACCTTGAACTATTTAACGGGTTTGCGGTCGCGGTCACATGGAACAAGATGGGAACCATCGCCAAGATGGAGCATATTCCCTTTGAAAAGATTCGCGTGGACAAGGACGAGCGGATGTTCCAGGTGGCCGATTGGTACGACGATGCGATGGTCCAACTATACCCCAAAATTGGCGATGTAGAAAAAATCCCCGCCTTTGATGCTGATAACCGTATTGGTAAGCAACTATTCTATTACAGGGTGTACGCAGCAGGTGTAAAGTCCTATCCCCTCCCCGAATACATGGGGGGCTTGGCTTGGATTGAAGCGGATGTGCAGGTGGCTAATTTCCACAACAACAACCTCCGCAACAACTTTTGGGGTGGGTATTTAATCAACTTCAACAACGGAATCCCTACACCCGAAGAACAGGGCGACATTGAGCGTCAAATCAAGCGGAAGTTCAGCGGGACCGACAATGCGGGCCGCTTTGTTGTGACCTTCAACGACGATATCAGCAAGGCTCCCACCTTGGAACCGCTGACTCCGTCAGATATGGACAAGCAGTTTGAGATTCTCAACAAGGCCATCCAGTCCGAAATCTTTATTTCGCACAGGGTCGTGAACCCGATGCTATTCGGCGTGAAGACCGAAGGCCAACTTGGTGGACGGCAGGAAATGGTGGAGGCGTACGAACTATTCAAGGCGACCTATGTGAACGACCGAGTTCGCAAGGTGGAGCGGATGATTAACTATTTAGGGTCGTTCAATGGCGTGGAAGGGATGGAGTTGATTCCTGTGGAACCCATCACCGAGCGACTATCCGAGCAAGCCCTGCTGCAAATCATGACCCCCGAAGAACTACGGGAAAAAGCGGGCCTTCCTGCGTTGGAAAAGCAACCTGCCGATGTGGTTGGACCCAATCCCCAACCCGACAAGGTTCCGCAAACGCCTGCACAACTTAGCAACGACAACATCAAGAAACTATCGGGCCGTGAGTACCAAAACCTCATGCGAATCGTCCGCCATTACGCCCAAGAAAAAATCACCTTGGAGATGGCCCGCACAATGCTATCCGCTGGTTTCGGCTTGACCCCCGAAGAAGTGAACACCTTATTGGGCGTGCAGGAGCAGGCGTTTTCCGAGCCTATGTGGGGTGAGGAGGATACCGAGGACTACGGATGGGGGGAGGAAGAGTTCAAGGTCTTGGAGGTGGTCGCAAGCAAGTTTGGGAGTAGTTCGGACGACTATGTGGTAATGCACTCTAAGCCAATGCGCTTTGACACCGACTTAGACGACCAAGTGCGTCAAGCGTTCGCCGAACTTGGGGAGGAGGAGAAGGAACTGGATAAAAAAATTGAAGCCTACCGCAAAAAGAATCGGGACGCAAGCGTGGAAGAAATGGCCAAGGAGTTCGGGGTCAGCAAGGCCAAGGTCGCAAAGCGTGTGGCGTACTTGATTACCAAAGACCGTTACCCCATCGCAAGGGCCGTGGACCAAATTGCCGAGCAGGGCTTGCCGAAGAACATCAAGGAAGTGGCCGAACCTGTGCTGGAGGTCCGCTATAAATACGCATGGGCCGCAGGGTTTAGCAACAAGGACAAGAGGACCAGCCGTGAGTTCTGCAAGGTGATGCTGGACCTCGCTGACCAAGGGAAGGTGTACACACGGGACGACATCAACGGCATCTCTAACATCATGGGATATAGCGTATGGAACCGCCGTGGTGGTTGGTATCACACGGCCAGCGGAGTGAATCGTCCTCAATGCAGACACATTTGGGAGCAACAGTTGGTAATCCGCAAAGGCAACAAAATCACGAAAGCATGAAGGCACTCTTTATCAGCGAACAAACCCTGCTGGACAACTCGGTCATAAACGAGAATGTTTCGTTTACCCAAATACGGCCAACCATCGTGAAGGTTCAAGAGATGCGAATCCAACCGATAGTCGGTTCGGCCCTATACTCGGAAATGGTGGGGCAGGTGGTCAGCGGTACGACCACGGCATTGAACACGACGCTATTGGAGGACTACATCCAACCCGCCATGGTGCAATGGCTCTACTACGAGTTACCGATGGTGCTTGCGTTCAAATACATGAACAAAGGAATGGTCCGCCGTACCAGCGAGGAAAGTTCCCAAATGTCCATGGACGAAATCACAAGGTTGACGGACAAGGTCAAGAACGATGCCGAGTGGTATTCCGAGCGAATCACCCGCTACCTCATGGAGAACCGCACCGACTATCCGCTCTTTAACTCCCCGCCATCGGCTTTGGACACCATCTACCCCAACGGAACCAACTACAACACGGGGATGGCCTTGGACGCTCGGACTCTGCGCCGTGGTGCTGGGCTTGATAGACCATGGCCATACGGCTACGACCCTTACTGCAACAACTGCTAACGATGGGCGCACATTCTAAAAACATTCTGAAACTCCAAGCATATGTCATGGATAAAAATCAAGCAGGCACTCCTTGCGCTTGCAAATGCCCACCCGCAGGTCAACTCCTTCGGGACGGGCGACCCGCTTGCAATCGGGACCGACAACACGATAAACTTACGAACCCCAAGCCGTGAGCGAATCGTCTATCCTTTGGTATTTGCGGATGTGCAGTCAGCGAGTACGGACTTGGGCAGTTTGGCTCTTACTGTGGGTGTCTATTTTAGCGACCGAGTGGAATCCATTGCCACGATGGGCGGAGTGGTTTCGGGCAGTCCGACGCTGGGTTGGCAGGATAACGAAGACGAGGTTTTGAGCGACCAACTACAAATCGCACAGGACTTCATTTCAGCCCTTACAAACGACCCAACGCAAGAGTGGACGCTAAGTACCTCCGTGTCGCTTACAAGGTTCGTAGAGAGCCGAGATGACCGCACGGCGGGGTGGGTGGCAACCATGTCATTCCAACTGCCATACGGCCACAACATTTGTGAAATTCCTTCATAAGATACATTTACCCTAAAGCAACCCCAATAAAATGCCTACTCCTATTCTTCAACAAATGCTCGGACAGGGCGGTTCCATGCGATTCGTGGACGCTGCGGTATCGGGCCAAAACTTTGACTTCATCGTGGTGAATACCGCCGCTACCTTCACGACCCTAACGGGTTCGGGAGGGGAGGATTTGCTGACCGCTTACGCTATGAGCGGCAAGTCCGTGTCCGCTGGTATCGTCATCAGCGGAAGGAACGGCGGCAAGATTACGGCCGTCACTCCAAGCGTCGGTAGCGTCATCGGTTACACCTTCCTCTAAGCAATGTTTTTAGGCTACGGCTACGGCTATCCATTAAGCACCCTGCAAGGCGGTGGCTTATCGGCTGCGGCTTGGGCTGCGTTCAACGCCCGTGCTGATGCGGACGGAGCGACCACGGCAGAGGCGGCGGTCAGCGGTTGCCTGTTCGGTCGCTTTGCTACGATTTATAACTTCTAACAATGCCGACACCTTCGCTCCTAATCGTTCCCGCCCGCTTCAAGTCGGGGAAACTTTACTCGCAAATCCCAACAAGCGGAGCGGGTGATTTCACGGTCACCCGTGCGACCAACGCAACTCGTGTCAATGCGAGCGGATTGATTGAGTCGGTGGCTTCGGGGATTCCGAGGTTGGACTACTTCGCAAGCGATGGAACGGTTGGGTGTCCTGCGTTGCTTGTGGAGCCGAGTGGGACGAATACGCTATCGGGGTCGGTTAGCCTTGATACTGGATGGACGATAACGGCAGACACAATAGTAACATCAGGGATTATTTCACCAAGTGGAAGTACAAATGCGACCTTGTTTCAAGCGACAAATACCGCATCACGGGTGCGTCAAACGGCAACGCTTGCAAGTGGTTCAACCTACACTTTCTCTTGTTTCGGAAAATTTGGCGCATTGTCAAGCGGATTTTCACTCAATGTTTTTGACGAAAATGCCGCAAGTTATGGGAGCGGTGTTTGTCAAGCGTTTAACCTCAATGAGGGAACATTAGGTGCAAGCGGAACAACTGGTGCTGGATTTACGCTTCAAAGCGTTGGAATGGAAAACTACGGCAGTGGTTGGTATCGTTGCAGAATGACCGTGCTGATGGGTTACACGCCAACAACCCCAAGAGTTGGATTTAGGGTTGGTACGCAAATAAGCGGAAGACCTCTATCGGTAGCCAGCGGCACGGTCAATGCTTGGGGCGCACAACTTGAAACAGGCTCCATTGCAACCTCCTACATCCCCACAACCACCGCAGCGGCAACACGAAACGCAGATGTCATAAGCCTATCAGGCGCAGTCAGCGGATGCATCGGGCAGACGGAGGGTACGATTTATGCGGAGGTGGATGCAAGAAACTTTACATTTGGAGCAAGAATTTTTGTGATAAGCGATGGGACTCAGGACAATAGAATCGCTTTTTTATTTAATAGCACAAATAGAATTAGGGCTTTAATTAGTTTTTCCGTAACAAGTCAATTTGATGCAAACACAAGTACAGGGTTGTCAAGTGGGATATATAAACTTGCTGTTGCTTACGCAAACAATGACTTTGCGTTTTATGTGAATGGTTCTCAAATAGCAACAGACAATACAGGCTCGGTTCCTGCTTGTTCACAAGTTTTTATAGGTAAGACTGAATCAACATCAACTACCAACATATGCAACGACCGCATCCTTGACGCTGCTCTCTATACCACCCGCTTGTCCAACGCTGAACTCGCAGCCCTAACAAGCCTTTAACAATGGCCACCTTCCGAAAATACGAGTTTGCCGTTTACGCTGACTTCCGCACCATCTACGATGCAGAAGCCTCGCCAAATACCTGTGTTGAATTGGGCCGAGTCAACGCCGACAATCCGAAGGCGTACTGCGTTGACATCCTTTGGGAAGGCGAAGAACCAAGCCATTGGGTGCGCCATCAGGTATGGCCCACGCCTTGCGGAGTGCATTCCTTCCTCGGTTGGGACGCTCAATACGCCGCTGACTACAAAGAATTTGCAACACCGCAAAGCAAATAACATTTCCAACTATGGGACTATTTCGCCGCAACCCTAACAAACCTAACCTCATGCAATCAGCCATCATCGCTCTACTTCGTCACTTGCTCACCTTCATCGGCGGTACACTCGTCGCCAAAGGGGTCATTGATACCGCCACGCTCACCGAAATTATCGGTGCGATAATTACTTTGTTGTCAGTTGGTTGGATGGCCGTTGAGAAAGTAAAGGCTAAACCCGAAGCACCGAAGGCGTGAACCTGATAGAAACCACTATCATCGGCACGGTCAGCGCAATCGTTGGCGGTGCTATTGCTTGGCTAACGAGGGGACGCTTCCAAGCGGATTCCCTCCAGGTCAAGCAAGCGCAAGCGGTGCTGGCTATGTGGCAGGCTACCGCCGAAGCACAAAACAAAGAGTTGACTGAATTACGCAATGAACTTGTAGTTTTGCGTCAACGGATTGAGAGTTTGGAAACTACCATCCATGCACTTGAATCCGAAAACGCAACACTAAAAGCCATGCAATGATTCTACCACTCACCAAGCATTCACGAAACATTCACGAAGTCACCTGCCAAAGCGGGCAGGAGTTCTTGTTAATTTCCGACCTGCATTGGGACAACCCCCATTGCGATAGGGGGCTGCTCAAAAATCATTTGGA